GCAATTTACAAGACCGAGGAATCAGTAAAGAAGAACTCGATCATATGGACATTCCCTCCATGGATGCTGTCTACGAACACGGCATCACAGAAGAGGATGCGTATTATCTCGCCACCAACGACATTGCAATCGTAGAGAAGGAACTAACACGGGCCAAGCCCTGTGTGTACGATCTCGACGCTGTGCGGCAACTGATCGTAATGGATATGGCATTCAATATGGGCGTGCCACGCCTCTGCAAATTCAAGAAGATGTGGGCTGCTATCGAGGCAGGAGACTTCGACACCGCATCCGTCGAGATGCTCGATTCGCGTTGGGCACGACAGGTTAAATCACGGGCGACGAAACTCTCGGACGCCATGAAGAACGGAGAATTCGCATGAGCGAAGCACGAGGAAGACAGGCGCAAGAAAGCGCGGAAAAAACAACAAAAGATACAACAGGGCGAAACATTGCTTTAACAACAGGCGCAACCGTTGCAGCTATGGGTTTTGGAGCCGCTAAAATAATTAGCGAAGAAAAGAAGGAAGCAAAACGTCTGGAAGACGAAGCAAGACGCCGTAACGAAGAAATAAAAAGAAAGTATCGCGGCGGCGCTGATGTTCGCAGGAGCGGCGGCTCGTACGAAATAACTCCGAAAATGTCGCGCAGACGTGACCGTTCTAAACCATTTAAGTTACTCTGATGCCCCTAACAGACAAAGGCAAAAAGATCATGCAATCCATGAAACGCACATACGGGGGACGCAAGGGTGAACAAGTCTTCTACGCCACACGCAACGCTGGCAAGATCACGGGCGTTGAAAAGAAAGCGCAAGGTGGGACGGCTGGAACGCTTGGCCTCAAGAAAGGCGGTAAAGCGAAAAGCAAAAGTAGAGTTAATGAAGCTGGCAACTACACTAAGCCCGGAATGAGAAAGCGTCTGTTCAATCGCATCAAGGCTGGCGGAAAAGGCGGGAGGCCGGGTCAGTGGAGTGCGAGAAAAGCGCAAATGCTGGCTTCTGCCTACAAAAAAGCAGGGGGCGGTTACAAAGACTAATGAAGCATGTCTTTCTCCTGTTTGTCTTTCTTGGCACAGGAGAGGACAAACGTCAAGTCAGTAGTGACATGTACTTCCGTGACTTAAACGAGTGCGTGTGGTTTGCACAAAAGCTCCACAAACAAGGAGAGAGGGTGACGGCATACTGCCTGCCTAAGTTAGTTGATGAAAGTGTACGAGTCTACTGATGCTTGCCGAACTTGCTGCTGCCAACGCTGCCTTTGCCGTGATCAAGACGGCTGTCCAGAATGGCAAGGACATAGCCGCTGCAGGGAGCGCTATTGCTAACTTTGTGGGTGCAAAGGAAGACCTGCAACGCAAGGCAAGTAAGAAGGGCAACGGATCAGATTTAGAAGAGTTCATGGCTCTGGAACAGATACGGGAACAAGAAGAACAACTAAAACAAATTATGATATATGCTGGACGGCCCGGACTGTGGGGTGACTGGCAACGCTTCCAAGCAAAGGCACGGACAGCACGAAGAGAAGCGGAAGTGGCAGCAGCCAAGCGTCGTAGAAAGATAATGGACTGGACTCTGGTCATAGTAATATCGGCAGCACTCTTGGCAACACTCGTAGGATTTATCTTTTTACTGATGCACCATCAGGGCAAGTTATAGTGAGGGACAATGCGTAACTTAGCAATACAGGCATTACAGCATAAATATCAGGCGGAGATGGCAGATGCAGAGTTTGTATTCCAAATTTATCTGGACAAGCCGGTGGGTATTGGTGAACATCCGGGTCTGCTGGAGGAGATGGACGCGGCGCTTACGAAATGGGGTGACGCGCAAGACAAACTAGCTGCACTCGCTACTTTGACAATGGAGATAGAAGATGGCACTGAAAAAGAGCCAACGCTCTTTGAAGAGTTGGACTAAGCAGAAGTGGCGCACGAAGAGTGGCAAACCGTCCACGCAGGGTCCAAAGGCAACCGGGGAGCGATATCTACCGTCTGCAGCTATCAAGGCGCTCTCGTCGAAGGAGTATGCGGCCACCACAAGAGCCAAAAGGAAAGCTACTCGCGCCGGTAAGCAGGTGGCGAAGCAGCCTAAAAAAATAGCAAAGAAGACCCGCGCATATCGCAAGGTACGATAGATGACATTCCTAGAACTTATCAATGCTGTGTTACGAGAGATCAATGAAGTGGAAATTACCACAGTTTCTTCGACACGCGGTATCCAAACGTCAGTCAAAGACTTCATCAACAAGTCACAGCGAGACATTATTAACTCCGAAGTTGAGTGGCCGTTTACTGTTGTTAGTCAGTCTTTTACGACTACTGCGGGAACAGGAGAGTATTCCCGAGAGTCAGATGCAAAGACTGTCGACTATGATAGTTTTACTGTACAAGAGTCCGCATCCACGGCGGAAAAACAACTGAAGTACCTGTCATTCAACGAGTATCTGGAGCGGCGCAACGAGGCAGACACCAATCCCGACACAGGGTCTCGTGCGTTGCCAGAGTTTGTTTACAAGACGCCAGATCAAAAGATTGGACTGTCTCCGGTGCCTGATGTATCAACATACACAGTCAGGTATTACTACTATCAAACTACATCAGATTTGGTCAACAACACTGACGTATCTGTTATACCTGAACGCTTTCACGACGTGATAGTCAACCGCGCTCGTTACTACACCCACATGCTTCGTTCTGATATTCAATTCGCGCAGCTTGCTGATCGAGACTACAAGGAAGGACTGCTTCGCTTGCGTGTAGAACTAATCAACCGTAAGGACTACATGAGGGCCGTCTAATGCCAGATACTTCACTACTTAGTCCGTTTGTTGTGAGGTTAGGCGGCGGTTTGGTGCTTGATAAGGATGCCTTTACCCTACCCCCCGGTGCAGCTACACAGTTGCAAAACTTTGAACCTGACATCAACGGCGGATATCGCCGCATCAACGGGTTCGCCAAGTTCAACTCGAACATCGTACCACAGACCAGCGCGTCCACTGAAAAGGTTCTTGGCGTACACATCTACAAAGATCAGGTCATTGCTGCACGAGGCACGAAAGTATTCAAGGGTGGCGCAACCGGATCATGGACAGAGATAGATTCAGGCCGTACAAGTGCCGGACGATACAACTTCGTCAACTTCAACTTCAACGGCACGGATAAAGTTGTTTTTGTAGACGGTGCGAACCTTGCATCCGTCTTTGACAACAGCAGTATTACGGACGTAAGTGCCAGCGGCAGACCGGCAGACCCTAAATTTGTAGAGGTGTTCCGAAGTCACGTGTTCTACGCAGGCATGTCAGCAAGTCCACAGGAACTTATCTTCAGTGTACCGTTTGACGAAGATGATTTCACGGGCGGTAGCGGCGCAGGGTCAATCAAGGTTGACGGCATCATCAAGGGCATCAAGGTCTTCCGTGAAAGTCTTTTTGTTTTTTGCGAAGATTCGATCTTCAAGATCACGGGTTCTAGCTTGTCTGACTTTGCAGTCGTGCCGGTCACACGTAAGATCGGTTGTGTAGACGGCTTCAGCATCCAAGAGATATCAGGTGACATTGTCTACCTCGCACCTGACGGACTGCGTACGATTGCAGGTACGGAGAGAATCGGAGACGTTGAACTTGGCACCGTGTCAAAACAGATACAGCCTCGTCTAGAAAATGTGTCCACGGAAAGAATGTCCTCTCTAGTTATACGAGGAAAGACGCAATACCGTTTGTTTTTTCCTACGGACGCACAAGCAGCATCGTCGGCTCTTGGTATAATCGGAGTTATCAAGGCTGGCACAGAAGGCGGCATAGGTTGGGAGTACGCTGACCTCAAGGGCATCAAACCTGCTTGTTGCGCGTCTGGATTTATCAGTGGAGTTGAAACAATTTTGCATGGTGGATACGACGGCTACATCCACAAGCAAGAGTCAGGCAATACTTTTGACGGCACTAACATAGGCGCAATATATCGCTCCCCTGACTACACGATGGGAGATGCTGGTATCCGCAAGTTGATGCAGCGCATCATCTGGAACTATGATAACGACGGCGCAGTCAATTCCAAATTTCGCATTCGTTACGATTTTAGTTCAGCGGATGTACCCCAGCCAGCAGAATACGATCTGACTACCGGATCGGCAATCGCACTCTACGGTTTGGCCGCATCAACATACGGCACCGCAGTGTACGGATCATCAGGTACACCGCTCGTACGACAGAGTGTTGAGGGTGGCGGATTCACAGTGGCCGTACGCTTAGACGACACACAGGGTGCAGCCCCCATATCAGTCAAGGGCTATCAATTAGAATTTACTCCGGGAGGGAGGAGATAACACATGGCAGGTTACACTAGACAGTCGTCTTACTCTGACGGCGATACTATCACCGCCGCACACAGTAACAACGAATTCGATCAGGTTCTTGCTGCGTTCAACAATTCAAGTGGTCACAAGCACGACGGCACGGCAGCAGAGGGTCCGGTCATCGGACTTATCGGTGATCCGGGCGAAACTACGCCGAAGAACAAAGTTGTTGTTGACAACCCTAACAACCAGATCGAAGTCAGCATCGACGTATCGGGTACGTCCACAGAACAGGTTGTCTTCAAGGACGGCGTGATCGAGCCGACAACCGACAACGACATCGATCTTGGCTCGTCAAGCAAGCAGTTCAAAGACCTGCACATAAATGGCACCGCCAACATCGACAGCTTGGCTGCGGACACGGCCAACATTGATGGTGGCTCTATCGACGGTGCAACGCTCGGCACGAACAGCGCAATCACACAGGCTGTTATCGACAACGTCA